CCCAACCCTGTCTCGTCTATAAATACTGTCTCTATTCTATAATCTCTAACCATATCCTGTATTCTTCCTGCCACATCTACCACATTAGACTGACCTTCTGCCTCTACATGTTCTACAAATACCGTATCATCATCATCTACTTTTATCACAGTGAATACAGTTTCATCTCTACCTGTCCTAGCTATGTCCACACCCATGTAACATCTTACATTATTACCCTTTGGTCTTTTATCTGATATGGCATCTGTGATCAAACTGTTTGGAATTAATGCATCACCAATATCCAAGAACTCTCCTTCAACTTCTTGAACAAATTCTTCTTTGGTTAATCTTTTAATCTCTTCTATGAATGTAGGATCTGATTGAATCAGTGGGTTTTCCATTGACTTTACATGGAACTCTGTCCACATGCCTTCTGGGTTTCTAGGTGATGAGTTCTGACACGCTTCATAAAAGTATCCATTCTTACTGAACGGTGTTGAGGTAAGCCATACCTTTGCCTGTGTTGCCATACCAGATGGCAAAAATGCTCTGAGTATATCTGTCTTAATGAAAGAACATTCGTCAGCAATGATTACATGGGGAGAATAACCTCTGAGTCCTGTACCAGTTTCACCTGTTGCCCTTGTAATTATCTTGCTCATTCCTGTATTGTCTAAAAAGTTTAACCATAATTCTGTTTGTGTATTTCTTACCACATATCCTTTAAGGAAATCATTCTTCATCACTAGGGTTCTAATCCTATCAAACATGATACTAGCCTGATTTTGAGTAGGTGCTGCTATAACTATGATACATTCATTATTTACTGTCTCGGATAATAACGGAGCAAAGAAAGCAAAGTGTACTGTCTTCACTGCAGTTGACATTGTTTTACCCACCTGTCTTCCCGATCTATATACTATGAATCTATCTTTACAGTCAACATACTTTCTGTTATACTCAAATAACTTATGACCTAAGAATACCTCACTAAATACACTTGGTTTATGAACACAGTCAACTATACTCTGCATGAAGTTTGCCCTCTCTGCTATGATTTCTTTAGTAGGTTGTGGCATTAGTCCCCTGTCTTTTGTGCTTTGATCTGTCGGAATATAGATTCTATATCACCCAGTTTGTTGAACCTCTGTTCTTCACTGACAACTATCTTACTAGATATTTCACCTATGGTTGATATGATTTTAAGTAAAGTATTGACTTCTGATTTAGTATTTCTATCTGGTATGTTACCATCAAATTTACTTTCAGTCAATGCCATGAGTACATTTTCAAATGATAGTTTGGCTAACATATCTAGCATAGTTTTAACATGTTCTGGGTTACGTGTATCAAGTTCATTAATTAATGCAATGAAATCTTTTCGTATGGCACACATTGCACCCTCTTCATACTTTGGACACTTGCCATTACCACCTGAATCAATAGAACGGTATACACATTGATCACATAGTGCAGGTATGTTTGCAGTTTTAAGATGTTTGGCTGAGTTGAATGGTGATACAGTCTTGTGTCCATCAACTACCACCTTTGAAGCATGCTTATCTAAAGGTTTAATCTTAAATATATCTCCTTCCATATATAACTTTAACTAAAACAAAGTATTTAAAGATTAAAATTATCTTTCAATATGTTTAATTGTTTACACATTGGTAAGTATAGTAAAGCGAACGGTGCTTTTAATAATGCTTTGTAATCACCATCAATTATGTCCTGCTTATTTAAATTAATTAACTCAAGATATTCCTTATGTACCTCACATGCATGATTTAGCATGGGTATCATAGTCTTTCCTTTGTCTCCAAAGAACATAAAGTTAGTAGAGTTGTTATTCCATACCTCACATTTCTTTGACATGGCTGCAGAAATCCACCCTGATGTATCCAATGATTCAAACAGTTTAGTTTTTGTTGTGTATCTTCCTTTTGCCAACCCATGATATTTTAAGTTGGGAGGAAGTTTTCTTATCTGATCTTCTGTTTCATCTCTTCCATGTACCTCGCCTAGACATACATAGGTATCTGGTTCTAGTCTTAACTGTGAAAGATGATTAAGATAGTTCTCTTGTAGTACAGGTATTGTCCAATCTATACCCATCTCTCTTTCTTTTCTATAATGTTTTAATGTCTCATTCATATTATACATTACATCATACTGTATGGCATAGTCATATACTCCTCTATGTTTCTTTAACAGTTCATAGTATCTTTCTGGTTCGGTTTTAGTACCTGCCACAACGAATAACTTATCAAACCTATCCCTAAACTTGGTGATATTGGCATAAGAATACTTGAAAGAGAGGACTACATTCTTGACTTTACATTCTTGCAAGGCTTCCATGTGAGCCTTGTTGTTTCCATTGAAATATATTTTCAACTATGACACTCACATTTACATGGCTCTAGTCCAGCATATTGTTGTGGACAAGTTTTATGTTTACTGTCTTTACAAGCAGGATAAATCATTTATTCACCTGCTATCTTATGACACATGCATTGGCATTTAATGTTAAGTCTTTCTACAGGACAATCAAAATGCCTATGAGTGTGACACTCAGGTGATATTATTTTTATTCCTTCCATTTTGTCCTGTTATCCTCAAAGCAAGTTGATGCAAAAGGACACATTCCATCACAAAGGAAACATTTAGTTCTCTCTGGGAGAGTACACTCAGTCATTGCATCTTTAATTATCCTAGATTTCTCAATCATATCAGCAAGAGTTTCTTCTATTGGTTTAAGTTTAAATGCCATAGGTATAGGTATGTCACGTTTTTCCTTTTCAATCTTGTTAGAGATATATATTACACAACCAAAAGTTGCATCAATATCATAGCATTTCTTTAGTAATACCCTGTATCTATTGATCTGATCTGTGTGACTTTCACTTGGTTTAGAGTTATACCTACTAAAGTAATCAATAGATCCTGTCGTCTTTTTGTCACAAATTATCCATTTTCCGTCAATTTCTATCAAATCATCTATACTGCCATATATAATATCCAAGTGTTCTGGATCTTCTGCAGGTATTTTTAATGCTTCTTCTCTTGTAAGAGGTTCATCTTTTACATAGTTATATGCTAAGAACATTTCATTATGTTTTGGTTCTGCTATCATTGAATTTGAATGTACTATCTGTCCAAAGTAAAGTGACTTCATATCCTCAGTACTCATTGAATGAGGAGTTATTTTATTATAAATTACATTTCTCATACATGGTTTAATTACATCTGACACATGTATCACACCAAGTCTCTCTGTTTTCATGGCTTCCATCTGTGCTCTTCTGTATTCAAAATATACTTTTTCTTTGATATTATCTAATGTTAACATACATATACATAATGTATCATACATATAAATGTTTAGACACTATAATCTTTCTTTGCTTGTTTGATTGGTATGTATGGTATTGTGATTGGCAACCAAATAAATTTATGTCGTATCCAAAACTTGATAGTTTTCTTTGAACCATACCAGTTATCATGTACAATTACTGTTGCTGCTGCACCCTTAGTACCTGCCCTTCCTTCTGGTGCGTCATATTTTCTAGTGATATGATGTGTACCAATACCGTCTTGGTATACTGCATGAAGTAATTCATGTGCAAGAGGCATTATATTAGATCTAAGTATGAATGGATTCTTACTATCATTGACAAACATATAGATTACTTTCTTTCCAGTTACACCCCATGCTATACCATCACTGGTTTCAATATCAAGGTGTTCATAGAATTTCTTGAACTCTTCCTGTTTGGTAGTAGGTATTATGTTAAGTTCCCAATTATCCTTAAAATTCTCCCAAGCATAGTATCCTGATAGATGTTTACCGTTACTGCCGTTAAGCATGATAGTGCGACAAACAATATCTGTATACCTATTGGTATCAATATTTTTCGTATAGAAATTAATCATTTTTATCTAGTAATTTCCTATGTTTGAACATAAACAAGGTTTGCTTGGATCATCTGCTGAAGGTGCTACACACCCAGTATTTTGATCATGTGCTTCCTGTGAGTGACCACATTCTGCACAAGCCCCTGATGCTACGAATATTATATCTGTCATTAGTAACTCTCCTCAATGGTGAAATTAAAAGTTTGCGTTTGTTCTGATATGACATCAGATGTGTTTCTTAACTCTACTTCCCCTGCCCAAATACCTGCTTTGGCTGCTGTTATCTCTGTACTACCAAATGTTACAGATACTATTCCACTGGATCTAGTGCCATATACAATGGATTTGTCTATTAAAAGAGTACCATCTGGTTGCCATACCTTCCATTTGCCTGAATAAAATGTAGTACTATTAGTCAAATCCCTTGCCGTTCCATCAGCGTTCTTAATGGTAAGTTCAAGCGTAGTAGTACTGCCTACCTTTATGGTAAAAGATGTTGATCTTGGTGTCATATCCATGCTCATGTGTCTTCACCCTTTATATCCTGACTTCGTTTATTAACTTTCGCATTTTTACTCCTATCATGTACTTCCTGAGAGCCCTTTCTGCTTAGTCTAGTAGTCTTGGATCTGCCTTTGAGGCTAGAGGTTCTGTCTCTTCTGTTGATTCTTATAGTTCTTCTTACCCTTACAAGTCCATCTCTCAAGTCCTTGATTATTGATTCTACTACCTGAACAGTCTCAGTTATTACTTGTGTAATTATGAATAGTCTTGAAATTGGCTCAGATATTCTAATTATACTATTAACAACAATAGATATTACTTTCTTCCTACTTCTAAATGCTAGTATATTAACAGTCTCAGTTACATTCTTAATACTACCAATTATTGTATTCTTTAATTCAGATATGTTAATTGTATCAGATACTATCTTTGATAAACCTCTTAATCTTGGAATGGTTTCTGATAATTGTATAGTTTCAGTTATGATTCTGAGTATTTCTCTTGATCTATCTCTGAATGATTGTATGGATATGGTTTCATTTACATGTTTTATCAAGTCTTTGAGTCTTGAGATTGATTCTGAAATACTTACTGCATCAGTGATTGTTTTTATTACTCCTCTTAATTTGACATTGCCATCACTAATAGATATTGACTCAGTAAATGCTCTTGACCAACCTTGTGCAAATGATTCAGATACAGATATGTTTTCAGTTATGATTCTGAGTAGTCCTCTCGCCCTGTCTCTGAATGACTGTATTGATACTGTCTCATTGATATGTTTTATCAAGTCTTTGAGTCTTGAGACTGTCTCAGATACATTGACGGTATCAGTTATTGTTCTACCTAGTGAACGTAATGATATTAATCCTGTAGATATATTAACTGTGTTAGATATTATCTTTATGATTTCTTTTAATGTAACTCTGGTTTCTGCTACGTTGACTGTATCAGATAAGATTCTACTCAACTCTCTATATAATATATAGACATCTGAGGTTTGAACTGTGTCAGTAATTGTCTTTATTACTCCTCTTGATCTTATTCTTGTTTCAGATATACTCATTGATTCAGATATAATTCTTCTGATTACTCTGAGTCTATCTCTAAATGCCAATATGTTTACAGTCTCAGATACTATCTTTCTAATGTCTTTGAGTTTTGAGATTGATTCAGATATGCTTACTGATTTTGTTATCACTCTGCTCAATATTCTGTAAGTCAATAATGATTCTGCAACATTCATGGTGTTTGTTACTACTCTCTTGATTGAAAGTATTCTTGATAATGTTTCAGATATGTTTACAGATTGAGTCAACACTCTTCTCATTGTAAGTAATACCAATGCTTCTTTATACACTGTTTGGAACACATTGTTTTGGAATATGTTCTGGAATATTCCTGATAGGTTAACTGCAACTGTCTCGTTGACACTCTTTATCCAACCCTTGTAGACGTTTTCAGATACAGATAACGTGTTGTTGATAATTCTAATTAGTACTCTTAGTCTATCTCTAAATGCCAACACGTTGACTGTCTCGTTGATCAATCTTCTTAATACTCTTCTTGGTGTCAATGAAGTTACTATCTGTATTGACTCGTTTACATGTTTGGTGTGTGATTTGAGTCTAGTTATTATTTCAGATACGTTGATTGTATCTGAAACAATCTTTGCAAGTCCTCTGAGTCTTGGTACAGTTTCAGATATGCTTACTGATTTTGTAATCACTCTGCTCAACATTCTTAATCTTGATTTAGTAGTAGATATGTTGACTTCATCAGTAACTATTCTTCCTAATACTCTGAGTCTAACTCTTACTTCTGTTACACTTACTGTGTCAGATAACACTCTACCTAACACTCTGTATAACATGTATGAATCTGAGGTTTTAACTGTATCAGTAATTGTCTTTATTACTCCTCTTAATCTTATTCTTGACTCATTCATGTTTACAGTTTCAGTTACAATTCTTCTGATTACTCTTAATCTGTCTCTAAATACTAGTACATTAACAGTTTCAGATATGGTTCTAGTTAATACACGTAGTCTAACTATTGATTCTGATAATTGAATAGTGTTATTCAATATTCTAATCAACACTTTTCTTGGTGTGAATGATGTTGCTATTCGTATTGACTCGTTCACATGCTTGGTGTGAGATTTGAGTCTAGTTACTATCTCAGATACGCTGACTGTCTCGGATACAATCTTTGCAATTCCTCTGAGTCTTGAAATTGATTCAGATATGCTGACAGATTTGGTTATTGTTCTTGTCAAAACTCTGAGTCTTGGGAACGTGGTGGACACACTTACTGACTCAGTGAATGACCTGCTCCAACCCTGTGCGAATGACTCAGATATAGATGTACTGCTGGTTACTATTCTTCTTAACACTCTTAACACTATGTTTCCATCAGATATGCTTACACTCTCAGTAAATGATCTTGACCATTTCTTTCCAAATGCTTCTGCTACTTGCACGACATCAGTGATGATTCTTGTTATGGATCTGTTTCTTACTCTAAATGCCAACACGTTGACTGTCTCGTTGACATGTTTTATTAGATCTTTAAGTCTTGAAATGTTCTCAGATACAGATAACGTACTGTTGATAATTCTAGTTAGTGCCCTGTATTTTAATACTGATTCAGATACACTCAACGTGTTATTGATGGTTCTTCTCATGCCTCTTATCCTTATAGCCTCTGATATTCCTTGGAACACGTTGTTCTGGAACACGTTTGACTGGAATACCTTTTTACCTATGTCAACGGTATCGGTAAACACTTTCAACATTACCGTGTATCTTGCGAATGATTCTGATACCTGTATGGTTGATGTTACAACTCTCTTGATAGATCTATACCATTTAGAAGCATCTGCAACCTGCATTGATTCTATGAATGATCTAGTTATACCTCTGAGTCTTGGCACTGTCTCAGATATACTAATAGAGTTATTTATGATTCTAAGTAATACTCTTAATCTGTCTCTAAATGCTAATATGTTTACAGTCTCAGCAACTAATTTAATTAATACCTTAGATCTGATTATTGATTCAGATGTACTTATGGTACTGTTGACTCTCTTTATCCAACCTTTGTATAACGACTCAGATAATGATATGGTGCTGTCTATTACCCTTCTCAATGATGTGAGTCTTACATAAGAGTGTGCTACATTAACAATACTGTTTGCTACCTTTACAAATCCAAGTGCTCTAGCCTGATTATCTGATATGTTTAATGTATTGTTAATTATTCTACCTAGACCTCTAAAGTCATTAATGATTTCACTATGTTGAATTGTCTCACTTATCACTCTTGTGAACTGTTCTAACTTGGTTCTAAATGCTAGTATGTTTACTGTCTCGTTATACACTTTCTTCATTATAGATGATCGTATTGCTGAGCCTGCTACTTGAACAGTGTTAGTGAACACTCTCTTGATAACCATTAATCTGTTCTCTGACTGTGATACACTTACAGTATCAGATAATATTCTTCCTAATGATACATGTTTATTGAAGGAGTCAGATACACTGACAGTCTTATTAATTATTCTATTCAATCCTCTTATTACGATAGCCTCTACATTTACATTCTGGAACACATTGGATTGGAATATATTAGACTGGAATAATCCTATTATGTTAATAGAAATAGTATTGTTTACTAACATGGTTATGGATTGGAAGTAATTCTTAACCTCTGCTACCTGTACTGAGTCAGTAACTATCTTTCTAAGTGCTCTGAGCCTGTCTCTAAAGGCTAATATATTGACTGTCTCTGATACAATCTTTCTTATATCCATTAACTTTGCCTTTGATTCGGCTGCCTGTACTGCATGAGTTACAACTTTTTTGATTCCTCGTAACATCTTGAAAGCATCACTTGCCTGAACTGTTTCAGATACAACTCTTACCTTTCCTAATAACGCAACAGTTTCATCAATAGTATTTTGGAACACATT